CTTTATTCGTGGAACCGTGTTGAGTTTGTTCCGAAGTCTTGGAAGACAGAGCGTACTATCGCATGCGAAGCGGCAGGTAATATGTGCCTGCAACTAGCGTTTGATAAGTACGCGAAACGACGCCTTAAAAAGCGTGGAATCAATCTGTCTGATCAGACTAAAAATCAAGAGTTAGCTAAGGAGGGCTCAATTCGTGACAATCTTGCCACTATTGATCTCTCTATGGCTTCAGATACACTTGCGTATAACGCTGTTGCTCTCTTGCTTCCGCAAGATTGGTTCAGCTATTTGCGATCAATTCGATCACAAAAATACTCATTGTACCCTGACCAAAACGAAACGTACCACAAATTCTCCAGTATGGGGAATGGTGCGACATTTGCTTTGGAAACTCTCGTTTTTTCTGCTGCTTGTTGGGCTGTGGGTAGTTCTTCCTATTCTGTTTATGGCGATGATATCGTCATTGAGCAGAATTTGGCTGAACCTCTCATAGACCTTCTCGCATTTCTTGGTTTCATTCCAAATACCGATAAAAGCTACACGCAAGGTCCCTATCGGGAATCTTGTGGGAAGCATTGGTATAAGGGCTTTGATATCACTCCTCAGTACTTGAGGGGCTTTGATCGCCGCAAGGCGACCAAATGTCATCTAGTTAATACTATGATGATGATCTCAACTCCTTACGGACAATTGGAAAACTTCTTACTCTCATTTGTTGAGAGCGAGAAACTACCTCTTGTTCCGTATAATGAAGATACCATGAGCGGGGTGTGGTTACACCCATACTTTGCTTATGCCAAGAAACTCATACGTACTCGTTATTGGATTCCAAAAATTAAGGCTTACAAGCCTCAATCAAGGGTCCTCTCGAATTATGATTTTAGATCATACTTTCTTTGGCACCTAGGTGCCAATCGAATGTACGATCGCAAATCAGCGTATGAGAGCAGTCGGTTCACCTCTTCCAGTCACAAGTATGTGCGGAAGTGGGTTCACTGGATAATTCCAGTGGCG